CACAATTAACACCTTCGCAGCGCGGGCGCGGCGCAGTACCGATGTAGCGGTGACACTCGGCACGGCGATACCATTCAACGACGATAGCAGCAGCGGTTTCTACGACACAGGCGGGAACTTCAACACGGCCACAGGTAAGTATGATTCGCCTTACACCGGCGTATTGTACACCGTTGAAACCTTCATTGACGTGACCGTGACCGGCATCAGCAGCACACTATTCCAGCGGCTGCAAGTTGAGTTCGGTGTTTACACCGGCGGCAGGCTGGCTGAAACATTCACAACCGGCACGATGACCAATCAGGCGGTAATAGGCGGAAGTATCACCGTGGAGGCATTCGGCAATGGGTTCTACACCCTAGCCAATGATGACATCGAAATCCGGCCTATTCGCATTCTGACCTATGACATCGCCAACCCGCTTGCAGGTTGGCGCACGGCCACCGGCGGCACGGTAACAATCAAAGCCAATAGCACTATTGAAATAAACGCAGCGCAGAGCGGTTATGCAATCGGGCTATTGGTGGACTTCAATTCCATGTTTACCAATGGGGACTGGACACAGGATAAATTTTTGTCCGACCTGATTAAGATGGATAACCTTTACATCGAATCCACCGGCAGGAGCGGTGAGTTATTCATTGCGCCCCGCGAATCATTCTACCGCGATACGGTTGTGCATGACCTGACGCACAAGATAGACCGCTCGCAGCCGCTGACCATCCGGCCAATGGGGGAATTGGATGCTAACCCGTACATCTTCACAATGAGCGCGGGAAAGGACGGCCTGAGTGATGAGTATCAGAAGGCTATCGGCAAGCCATACGGCGAAGCGCGGGTGTTCGTCGATAACGACTTCATCCGGCAGGAAAAGAAGATTGAAACGACCTTCGCGGGCACACCGTATAACCATGCAGGCGGGCAGTTCGTGATTGCCTCGATGGCACAGGACGGAAACAGCGCGGGTGAATTGCGGATGCTGTATTGGAGCGGGAAAATCACGTCTGCGACATGGACGCTTTGTGATGCTGTCGGAACTATTCCCACGGTCGTTCCGCTGAACCCTGAGCAGATTACCGGCGGTTATCCTCACGCGGGGCATTTGGACAGTCCCTTCAGCCCGACAAAGGATTTAAATTTCGGTATGCCGTTTTATGTCAATCTGCCCAAGGGTGTACAGTATCCGAACAATAACCTGTTCAATCGGAATTGGCGGAAATACATCGCGGAAATCACAGACCGAAACAGCCGGATCGTGGAGGCTATGGTGTATGTCAATCCGGCGGACTGGCAGCGGTGGTCATTCCGTGACTTGTTCTTTTTCGATGGCCAATATTTCAGGCTCAACAAGGTATCGGATTACCCTATCGGAACGGCGGAACTTACCCGCTGCGAGTTCCTGAAAATCAAACAAGGCGCAGCATTCGTCGGAACCACTGGCAAGGTAGGGGGCGGCTATGACCAAGTAGATGACAATAACGACCGGTTCCCGGATTTCCGCAATGGGGTTGATATTCCCCTTAAGCGGTTCGGATGGAATTCAGAGGCCACCGGCACAGGGTTGCGGCCTTCGTTAAAAGATTGGATTGTGACGGTGAACGGCCTGACGCAATCGGACATCGGTGTTCCTTCCACAGGTGATAACTTCCGCGTGGCCGTACAATGGGACGGCGCGGATTGGAATTTAAATCTCATTCAAGAACCATAATGGCAAAAAAGATAGTACAGCCCGTAGAGGTGCAAGCCTCGGTGAAAGGCGATGAATCGGTAAAGAGTTTCCGCGCTCAACTGCGAGAAGCACAGCAGGAAGCATTAAGGCTGGCGGAGGCATTCGGTGAGACCGATGCGCGGACGCTGGCAGCAGCGGGCAAGGTAGCGCAGTTGCGCGACCGGATGGATGACCTTAATGCGACGATTGCGGGCCTGCATCCTGACAGGTTCGAGCGCATTGCGACAATTACCGGAACACTTGCCAACGGCTTTGCGGCGGCTCAGGGCGCGGCGGCTTTACTGGGCGGCGAATCTGAAGAACTTCAGAAACAGATGGTTCGTGTGCAGGGGGCTATGGCACTCAGCCAGGGTATCGCTGGGATAAAAGACATGGGCAAGCAGATTGCGGGCCTTGCGGGCGATGCGAAGAAGATGCTCATCCCTGCCTTCACTTCCGTGGCAGGTGCAGCGCGGGCAGTTGGCGCGGCGTTGGGTATCGGGCTAATTATCGCGGGCATCACGGCCTTAATCGCGCTTGTTCAGAAACTTGACATCTCTCTGGACGGCGTATCCAAATCCGATAAGAAGCTATTGGAATCGCAGCAGGCACGGCTGAAGGCATCGCAGGATCAGGTAGATGCGCTCGATGCATCCGATAACATTCTGAAGGCGCAGGGCAAATCGGAAAAGGAAATCCTGCAAATGAAGATTGCCGCTCTGAAGGTGGTAATCGACAATCAGCGGGCGGTCATCGAAACGAGTAAGGCACAGGCAACGGCACAGATAGCGGCATCTCAGCGCAATAAAGATATCCTTGTGGGTATCCTGAACTTCATCACAGCCCCGCTCAGGCTGCTATTGAACACCGTGGATGCGGTGGCCTCAAAACTTGGGTACGAAACCGGATTGCTAAAGGGCTTTGAAGAGATGGTGCAGAGCGTATCGACTATGGCCTTCGACCCTGCGGAAACCAAGAAGCAAGCGGATGCGGATTTGAAAGAAATGCAGGACGGCCTGCTGGCAATGCAGAATACGCTGGCTGGTCATCAGTTGGCAGTCAAGGCGATTGACGCAAATGCTGCCAAGGAAGCGAAGGCGGCACGGGATGAGGCAGCAGCGGAAGAGGCAGCAAAGGAAAAGGAACTGCAATCGCAGCGGGAGCAGCGGGAAAAAGAAGAATTAGAGCGGACAAAAACGAGGCTTAAAGAAGAAGAGGCAATCCGAAAGGCTGCGCTTGAGGAACGAGCGCGGCAGGAAAAGGAGCATCTTGATTACGTAAACAGCCTGTACGCAGCAGAGGCAGCAGCGCGCAAACAAAGCACAGACATATTTTTCAACAACCTGCGCGAAAGGCTTGCAGCGCACGAAGAACACAAGCGTACAATAGAAGCAGCTACCTCTCAAAGCCTCGGTGCATTGGCCTCACTATTCGATCAGGGCAGCGCAGCGCAGAAAGCCTTTGCATTGGCTCAGATTGCGGCTGACAGCGGCGCGGCTATTGCGGCTGCACTTCGCAACAGCCAAAGCCCAACACCTGACAATGCGGCCACCGGCGGTCTGGCAGGTTTGGCAAAGTTTGCGGCCATCGCGGCTGTCATCATCACCAATTCAGCACGGGCGGTTCAGATTGTCAAGGGCGGCAACAGGGGCGGCGGCATCTCAGCACCGGCGGGCGCAACCGGCGGCGGAATCCAGCGGCCATCCCTGCCATCCTCATCGACCCTTGGCGGCGGTTCACAGATGGCGGGCGAATGGAACACCCGCGTATTCGTGACCGAAGGCGATATCACAGGCACACAGCGTCGGGTGAATATGCTCCGGGGGGCGAGTGTGATATGAACGGCAAACTGACAGCACTACAGCGGCAATACCTCAACCGATTAGGGCGCGGGCAGGTAGAGCAGCCTACCCTATCGGGTGACCTGCTGTCCGACCTGGTTCACGGGTGGACTGAGTACACCACCGATCGGCTGAAACAAAGCCTGCTGAATTCCAAGTTACCCGGAAACCCTACCTCAGGCCGGGCAAGCATGAGCCTGTTCCAATCTCTGGACGCAGCCCGGACTCGGAAGATGGGCAATGAGGTAAGGGGAGCAATTAATGCCAATGATTATTATGATGCGGTAGACCAAGGCCAAAAGCCGGGCCAATCAATCCCCACGCTATACGCAGCACTTGGCGGAAGCACGGGCTGGGTTCGGCAAAAGGGCATTGTGTTAGGCAGCGAATGGGGCAAGACGGATACACAGCGAAGGCAGAGTTTCGCGTATGCCGTAGCCCGGAAAATCAACCGCAAGGGAACGGTCGGCAACCAGTTCTTTTCCAAGGTCATCAATCAGCAGACCTTCGACGAATTCAGCGAATATCTCGGACAGGCAATGGGGCAGCAGATTGCAACCTCATTCCAGATTCTCAGCCAAAATAAGGACAGATAGCCCTTCGGTACATTATAGGTAGTGGACAACGTTTACTACTTAGAAATCGAAGACGGCGATGGCCTGACACAGGTCAGCCTTGTGCAGTCACCCGCGATTGAGGAAGACTTTCACTTCTTCAGCGCGGAGCAATTCGTCGAGCCGACAGCAGGCGAGACTGAGCAAGAATTTATCAGCCGCTGCATTCCGGTTCTGATTGGCGAAGGCAAAGAGCAGGAGCAGGCAGCGGCCATCTGTTATTCGTATTGGGAAGACAAAGAAAAGCTGTCTTCTTTTTCTGACTATCCGCAAGCAGCCAGGGAGAACGCAGAGCGCGGCATCCGATTAAACGAGGCCATCAACAACCGCTGTGCTACACAGGTCGGCAAGGTTCGCGCACAGCAGATTGCATCCGGCGAAGCATTAAGCGAGGAAACCGTCAAGCGGACTTATTCGTATCTCAGCCGGGCGAAAGAATATTACAAGCCCGATGATGATGAGGCTTGCGGCACTATAAGCTACCTGTTATGGGGCGGTGAAGAAATGTTGCGCTGGGCTGAATCCACCCTGAATCAAATCGAGAAAGACCGCATGGCTTTCAGCATCGAAAGCGAAGAACGGCGGCTAATAACAGGCCCGGCGATGATCGCGGAAAAGCCCATCATGCGGCGGTCTGAATCCGGTGAGACCTACTATGTGAAGTTTTCCAAGGAGACCATCCGCAAGGCCGTCAAGCTGTGGGCCTTGCAGAACAAGTACAATGCTGTGAACGCTGAACACGCCAACCCGGTGGGCGGTGTCTACCTGATGGAGTCATGGGTGACAGACGAATCGCGGGGCATCGCAGCCCCAAAGGCATGGGCAGACGCAGCCGATGGCAGTTGGTTTCTCACTTATTATGTCGAGAACGACCAAGTATGGCAGGATGTAAAAGACGGTAAGTTTCGCGGGTTCTCGATTGAGGGCTATTTTACGGACAAGCCAGCACAGGCCGAAGAGGAAACCATGTCCGCTATTGCTGCTATCCTCGCAAAGTGCGACAATCTCAAATTCGAAACATTATCAGAAATGAGCGCAATCAATAAATTGAACGAAATCAAGAAGCTGCTGGGCTTTTCCGTAGAGGGAGAACCGGCGGTGAAGTTCGCAGAGTCCACCCTTGTGGATGGTACGGTTATCCGCTTTCCGGGCGATGAAATCGCAATGCTCGGTGTAGGCTCGGTATTGGAAGTACAAACCCCTGAAGGTGACTTTGTACCTGCTCCGGACGGAACGCACGAAACCGCAGAGGGCTATCTCGTTACCACCGAAGGCGGCATTGTAACCGAAATCGTGGAGAAAGCCAATGACGAAGAACCCGCTGAAGAAATGGAAGTTGACCAGTTCGCCGCGATCCGCGAAGAATACTCCGCAAAGTTCGCCGAACAGCAGACCGCAATCGAAAAGTTGACAGCCGCCATTGAGCGACTGACCAATGCACAGGCAAAGACGGTAGAAGTGATTGAGCAGTTTTCTGCCATCCCTGCCGCTGAACCTGTGAAGAAAGTAAATGGACTCCGTGGCGAAGCTGCACGCCGCGATGAGCAGTTAGAAAAGTTCGCAGCCGCAATCCGAAACATTAAAAACGCAAAATAAAACATGGCATTCGTAGTATCCGACCTCGACAATTACGGGAAAGAAGACCGCCTTCCGCTCCTGTACAAAGCCCTCTTTGGCTCTCGCACCGCAAGTATGCTGCAAGGCGCGGGACAGGTTATCCCCGGCATTAAGACCTCGGACAATCTGAACATCCTCGACAGCACTATCTTCTTCCAGGCTAACGGCTGTGAACCTACTACCTCAGGTTCTACCACCTTCAGCAAGCGTACCCTCACCGTAGGTGACATTCAGGTTTATGAGACCCTGTGTCCGAAGGCTCTGAAGGTGAAGTGGATGCAAACTCAGATGGCTGCTGGTTCACGCGGTGACAATGAACTGCCTTTTGCTGAACAAATCGGCAATGAGAAAATTCAGAAAATCGCCGACGAACTGGAGACCGACATCTGGCAAGGAACTGTTGCCTCTAATCAGTTTGACGGGTTCAATACCATCTTGACCGCTCTCGGATTTGGCGGCGCAGGCGATCCTATTCAGGGCAACCCGACCACCGGCGGCGGATGGACACAGCTCACCAGCTTGACAACCGCTAACATTGATGATGCGGTTCTAAAGATGGTGAACCAGGCACAGGCCAGCACCGACGGCAAGGCCATCCTTTCCCGCGAAGACCGTTTCTTCGCAATGGGCGTGGATACCTTCCTCTTGTACAAACAGCACCTGATTGCAGCCAACAACTACCATTACAACCCTGAAACAGGTGAGCAGTTCATGTGCATTGAGCCTATCACAGGCACGAAGGTGTACGGTCTGCCCGGCCTGAATGGCACGGACAAAATCCATTTCAGCTATTGGGCAAACTACTACATCGGTACTGACCTTGTTGGCGAAGAAGAGCAGTTCGAATTCATCAACGACCCGGTGAAGAAGAACGTGATTTTCAACGCTGAGTTCAAGTACGGTGTGCAGGTTGCTTTCCCAACTCAAATCGTGTATTTCAGCCTGTAATTGACAGGAAACATTTAACCGAAGGGGCGGGTAAATAGCCCGCCCTTTTTTTTAACCCTAAGAAAAAGACATGAGCTGCATACTCACCACCGGATTTTCGCACGATTGCAAGGACGCAGTCGGGGGCGTTGACAAAATATGGCTTGTCGAATACGAAGCCTTATCCTCTTACACTTCAGCAAGCGGAGAAGTAACCGCGCTGACTCTTAACGGCGGCAAGGCGTTCTTCAAGTACGAACTGCCGAAGGACACCGCATCATTCACCAATACCATCACCCCATCGGTAGAGAATGGCACGGTGTTTAATTCAACCGAACTGAACATCAAGTTGCGCAAGCTGTCTACAGCCAAGCGCAAT